CAAGCAAAACAAGCGGGTAATTCAATTAAAACTGCTTTTTCAGAAACAAACATTGGACAAGGATTAACAAAAGGACTTTCTCAAACTAGAGATGCTTTTGGAGCAGCTGGAATTGCAAGTCTTGGATTTTTAAAATCCTGTACAGATGGAGCAGCAAAGGCACAAAAAATAAATGCAGATTTGGCACAAACTATTAAATCTACTGGTGGAGCAGCTGGAATGACAGCTGACGAAGTAAGTAAAATGGCTAGTGAAGTAAGTAAAAATTCAGTAGCTAGTGCTGGCATGATTAAAGATGGACAAAATATGCTTTTAACTTTTACCAACATTGGGAAAGATGTATTCCCACAAACTACCCAGGCTATGGTAGATTTAGCTCAAAAGATGGGCGGAGCTCCTAAGGATTCTGCAATTCAACTAGGAAAAGCTTTGAATGACCCAACTAAAGGATTGACCGCACTTACAAGAGTTGGTATTACTTTTACAGAAGAACAAAAAAAGCAAATTGAAACTATGCAAAAAGCGGGCGATATGGCAGGAGCACAAAAAGTAATTTTAAGCGAACTTAATAAAGAATTTGGAGGTCAATCTAAAGCAGCTTTACAAACATATGACGGACAAATGACAAAGCTTACTCAAACAGTAGGAGGAATTAAATCTACTATAGGAACAGTATTACTTCCATATCTTCAACAGATGGCTGAAAAGCTGAATACTGGTGCTCAAGCAGTATCAAAATTTGTAACAGAGCATAAACAACTAATTGCAGTAGTACTAAGTTTAACAGCAGTATTCGGAACATTAATTGGTGGTGCAAGCTTATTTAGTAGAATTGCTATGCTCATGGGCCCGGCAGTAACAGGTATTACTGGACTTATTGGTGGACTTACAACACCTATTTTATTAGTTATAGGAGCAATAGCTGCTTTAGTTTATGCATATACTCAAAATTTTGGCGGAATGAAAACTTTTATAGATGGAATTATAACTAAAATAGTCGCAGTAATTAAAATATTTACAAATGAGTTTAAAAAAAGTGGTGATGTTGTAGCTTCTGTAATGGCAGTTATAGGACATCTTTTTGGCGATGATGCAGAAGATAAAGCAGCAGACATGTTTAATCGGATAAAAGATGTAGTAATGGATTGCATCAATACAGTTAAACAGCATATGCCAGAAATAAAAGCAACAATCCAATCTGTATTTCAAGGTATTCAAATTGCGTACAATAGTGTGTTAAAACCAGTTATTAACTTTATGATTTCAAGTATAAGACAAGTTATTGAATGGGTTGTTGAAAATTGGCCACTTATACAAAAAACTATAGTTACAGTAATGACGAAAATTTACAATGTAATTAATTCATGTTTAACAGCAATAGTGGCTTTTTGGAATGCACATGGTGCAACTATTATAGCAGTAGCATTAAACATATGGGATGCTATAAAAACAGCAGTAACTACAGTTATAAAAGTTATAGAAGGTATAATCAAGACGGTAATGTTAGCGATTAATGGAGATTGGTCGGGGGCATGGTCAAGTTTATGTGGTGTTGTAAAAACTATATTTAATGGTGCTGTAACAATTATATGGGATATATTAAAAGCAATAGGAAACATATTTAAAGATATTGTAAAAACCGCAATATCATGGGGTGCTGATATGATTGATGGGATTATTAATGGTATTAAATCTAAAATTTCGGGGATAGTTGACGCAGTAAAAGGCGTAGGAAATACAATTAAATCTTATTTACACTTTTCTGTTCCAGATGTAGGACCGTTAACAGATTATGAAACATGGATGCCTGATTTCATGAAAGGTATGGGTAATGGAATTAAAGTTAGTACACATTTTGTAACTGATCCAATAAAAGACCTTTCTATGGGTATTAAGACTAATACAAAAAGTGGTTTAACTGGCGGACAACAAGGGACAAATGGAAGTTCTGCTTCAAAAGGTTCTTTAAGTGTAACAATAGCAAAACTAGCCGATCAAATTATTGTAAGAGAAGATAGTGACATAGATAAAATCGCAACAGCATTAGCAAATAAATTAATTCAAACTCAATTAGGAATGGTGTAAGGAGGTATTTCAATATGGTAGAATTTTGGCTAAATCAAGATAGTACATGGTTACAGTTACCAGTACCACCACCTAGTTATTCAGTTAAAACTAGTAATAATAATGTATCGGTTACAGTTGAATCAGTTGGAGAATTAAATATATTAGGGGAAACAAAGCTTTCTGAAATATCTTTTGAAAGCTTTTTTCCATCACAGGAATATACCTTTTGTGTGTATTCTAATTTTCCAATGCCTAAAGAGTGTGTAGCACAAGTTGAAACGTGGAGAAAAAGTAAAAAACCTATAAGGTTAGTTCTAACAGGGACACCAGTAAATGATTTGTTTTCAATCGAATCATTTGAATATGGCCAAAAAGACGGAACAGATGATATATATTTCACTCTTTCATTAAAGCAATACAAAATCACAAATTTAAACCAAAAGATTGTAGGGACTTGGGGCACTGCATTTACTTTTGCAAATTCAAATACTATTATAAATAATAATATATGATAAGAATATATAGCTTATATGATGGTTGGTGCTTAACTGAAATTACTCCAATATGCAAACAAGTTCAGTTATCTGCATCAATCTCTCAACCTGCAAGAAAATGCACATTCAGTATGGTTTATTCATTAACGGATGAAAACCAACCTAGAGTACAAATAGGTCCAGGAACACTAATTGCAATTAAAGATGAGGTATATGGTGAAATATTTAGAGGTCAAGTTATTGATAGAACATTAAATAGTTCAGGCCAAGAGGAAAGCTTTACTTGCGTTGATTATATGAAATTTTTTATGAAATCAAGTACAAGTATGAATGTTAAAAATATGACTCCAGAAGATGTAACATATAAGGCTTGTGGAGAATTAGAAATACAATCAGAAGCATTAGCATTAACTAATATACCAGTTAAAAGATTATGCCCTAATATGACTTACTATAATATAATAATGCAGTGTTATACGCAAGCTAGCAAACAAAATGGAAAACAGTATATACCAATAATGAAGGGTGAAAAATTCAATATAATTGAAAAAGGTCAGATTGTTGCTAATTTTACATTGCAAAGTGATTATTATGATACGAATAACAATACTGTATTAGGATTGAATTACAAAGATACGATAGATAATATGATTAATAAAATCAAAATTTTTGATAGTGACAGTAATTATATAGATACTATAGAAGATGAAAACTCTAAAAATAGCTATGGAGTTATGCAGACTACTTATGAAAAAGAAAAAGATAAAGATATGTATACAGTAGCAAAAAATAAAATATTTGGCTTTAGTGATGAAATATCTATTGAAGCTATAGGAGAATATAGTTGCATTACTGGTTATGCAGTTCCGATCAATATATGGTATTTAGATCTATTGAAAAATACAACTGCATATATAAATGAAGATACTCATACTTGGGAGTGCGGAACTGGGAAATATACAATGAAGCTTACTGTAAGCTTAAATAATACAATGGACTTGCAAGGAGTTGATAACTAAATGGACCCTTATGTAAAAATATTAAATACTATGAAGACAAAAGGTGCTGAAAGTAATCCTCCAGGTATTGTAACAGGAACTGTTATTTCTCCACCACCTAATTTAATAATAAAAACTAAAGATTTACAGATATATAATGATGATATTCTTATTGCAGATTATTTATTAAATGCAACGATAACAACATTGATAAAAGGTGATCGAGTAGCAATAATGCCAACAGTAGACCTTCAAACATGGATTGTATTATGTAAGGCGGTGAGCATTTAATGGCTAACGTAATAACAACAGTAGCGACATTTCCAACTGCTACAACTATAATTACAGTTCCAAAGGAATATGCTTGGGATTTTACTAATAATGATTTTTTATTAGTTGATGGTAAATTTCAGATTGTAACAGGAACCGAAGCACTAAAAGTATGGATATTGAAAGCACTAAAGACACCTAATAGCAGATATGCAGCTTATAGTTCTAGTTACGGAAGTAATATAGAGGATTTAGTGGGACAAAGTTTATCAGTAGAACTAATAGAAAGTGAATCTAAAAGAATAGTTTGGGAATGCATAAGTATAAATAGTCATATAACTGGTATGAATGATTTTTCAGTTAATATGACAAGCGATGTTTTAACAGTTAATTTTACAGCAATAACAGATCAAGGGGAGGTTAGCGTTAGTGTATAGTGAAGATACTACAGTAATATTAAATAGAATGCTTGGGAATATGTCAGATTCAACAGATAAAACTGAGGGGTATCTAGCATACGATAACGCAGCAGCTTCAAGTATTGAAATGAATAAGGCATTAACTAAATTAGACGATGTAGTTACCAAGTTTGATATATCAAACTTAACTGGTGATGAATTGGAAACTAGAGTATACGAAAGAACAGGGCTTACAAGGAATGGTGCTACATATGCGACTACAAGCCTTACTGTTAATGGAAATGTAACTATTAATATAGGTGATTCAGTACAAACCCCAAGCAGAGTTCAATTTATAGCAACGGAAACTAAAACTATAGTTACAACTGGGACTATAAATATAAAAGCCTTGGTAGCTGGAAGCAGTGGGAATGTGCCATCTAACCAAATAACTCAAATGCCTATATCAATAAGCGGAGTTACAAGCGTAACTAATGTATCAGCAAGTAGTGGTGGATATGATGCAGAGAGCGACTCTGCTTTATTAGAAAGATATTATGAAAAGATACAAGCGCCACAAACAGGAGGTAATATAGCACAATTTATAAGTTTAATAAAGGCTTATTCAGGGGTTGGAGATGTAAAAGTATATCCAACTTGGAATGGAAACAATACAATTAAATTAGCAATTATTGATTCTAATAAAGTACCACCTAGTACTGGTTTTGTAAATAGCGCTCAAGCTTATATGGATCCTTTAGGTTTAAATTGGGGACAAGGTTTTGGTGTAGCACCATTCGGAGCATTTACAACAGTCGCAGCAGCTACATCAAAAGTAATTAATGTAAGTTTTACAGCAGTAAAAGATACAAATTATTCCGATGCTCAAAGATTATCCAATTTTACAACAGCACTCACTAATTATTTAAAATCAATAGCATTTAATGCAAGCGCGGTAAGCTACAATAAAATAGGATCATTAATAATAGATACAGCAGGGTTTACGGATTATAGTAATTTAACTATTAATGGAGGGACTGCACCAATTTCATTGAGTTATACTGCAACATTAACTGAATGCCCTGTTATAGGCGCGGTAACTATATCATGATAAGAGGTGATTTAAATTGAGTAGTACAAGTCTTAAAAGTTATTTAGCAGCTATAGTAACAGATTCAACAATATTTTCACAGATATTAAATTCTGAAAATATTGAGTTTAACAATTTATACAATGGTATGGATGATATAGAATTACAATTTGACGTTAACACTGCAACGTGGGGCATAGATTATTATGAAAAAGAATTAAATATAATTACAGATTATACAAAAGACTTAAATTATCGAAGAAGTGTTATTAAGTCTAAGTGGAGATCAGACGGAAAACTTGATTCGGATTTGATAAAAAGGGTTTGTGATTCTTTTAGTAATGGTAATGTACAAGTTACTTATGATGGAATAATCCACGTTAAATTTACATCCGTAATAGGAACACCGCCTAACATGAGTGACTTAAAAAATGCAGTAGAACAAATAAAACCAGCATTTATACTTTTAGAATATTTATATTCTTATCTATTAATACAAGATGTGAATGTAATGACTATTAATCAGCTACAAGCTACACCATTAAATAAATTTGCAGGAGGTGCATAAAATTGTCAAACGTTACAACTAACTTATCATTATATAAAGCTAATCCAGTAGCTAATCCAACTGATACTTTTAATATTGATACTATACTAAATGCAAACTGGGATAAAATAGACTCAGTAATCGGGTTATTATCTACATTAAATACAACTAATAAATCTAACCTAGTATTAGCAATAAATGAGATTCTAAGCAATGAAGGTGCTTTATCTTCACTAACAACTACAGCAAAAGCAAATTTAGTTGCTGCTATTAATGAACTTAATACGCAATTGTCAGATTTGACGAACGCTACAGTAACAACACCATCAATAGCTTATGGAATGAATAATAAAATAACAAATACAGGGAAAACTTCTGTATCACCTAGATTCACTATGGTAGGAAAAACAGTAATTAATTTATTAGGTAAGGATGGTAATTGTGAGGATGTTAGTAAATGGGGTTTATATCAAATAACATCGTCATTAGATGCCAGCAATAAAGTTTTTGGTAGCAATGGAGTTAAGATTACATTAACATCGACCAGTGGTTCTTTAAATAACATTATATCGAAATACAACGTAGATGTAACAAAATACTATCTTATTTCAGCATATTTTAAAAATGGTAATGCTACGGAAATACATCTAAATAAAGACAGTCAAGGTGGAGGTGTGGCACTAAATGGTACTTATATATCAGATAGCACTAAATTTAATAGAGTTGGTATAGTAGTTAGACCTTCTGACTTAAATGCAGGAAATTTCCTACAAATGGTCATTAATGGAGCAAGTGGTCAATATGCATATGTCGACGGTATCATGATTAATGAAATAACATCTTCAGAGTATGCGTTAGGTGTTACCACTTTATTAGCCAAATATCCATACGTAGACAGTTACGCATGTTTACAAAATCCATATATAGAGGTTAAACATGATAACTTAGTTATAAATGGTAATGGTGAAGAAGGAATTGCGAACTGGCTAGATTTTTACTCAGGTACAAAGATAGAAGCAATTAGTGGATACACACAAGTTACAGATTCTAATTCTGGAGTAAAATTAGGAGTGTATCAGCCCATATCAGTAAAACCTAATACCTCATACACTGTAAAGGGTGTAATAAAATGTGGTACGATAGCTGGAATACAGCTTACTTTAATAGCCGTAGACGATCTAGGAATTGATATTCAAAGTGGTAGAGTGGATATTAATGTAACTTCAACTAATGATACTGTTGTTACTGGAACTATACTTATACCTGCTGGATGCACAAAGATGAGAGTTATTGTTATATCTAATGTAGACACATATACAGGTACATTCTTTTATAAGGAAATGATGTTAATAGAAGGAACAACTCCACCAACATCATACAAACCTTGTAGACTAGAAAGAACTGTAATAGAAGGTAAATTCACAAGTGATGATTCATTAGTATATGATAAGGGTGATATTAGTGGATTAATTAACTGGAAGCATAAGACTTTATTTGGTAAAGATTATGATTTGGCGTTTGCTGGTGATGGAACAGGATTTAAAATACTGCAACTAGCAACAAGTGGTATACCTAATACAAATGCATCCTCAGATTATAATAAATTAGTTGGAATACAGTATGATGGTAAAGTATCATTAACAGGTAATTTTACAGATGTGTTGGCTAAATCAAATGTAACTTACTGTGACGGTAATGGTTATCTTAAATTATCTTTTGCAGACTCCGACACAGGATGGTTTGAAAATATAAATCCAAATGCCGATGAAGTAAAAGTATTTATGAATGGATGGAAAGCACAAGGTAACAATGGTACTAGGTATACAAATTGGTACTCGGTAATAGATGGATCTTTGCCTAGTATTGGTAATATAGGTAATGCAACAGGTACTAACTCAAGTGGTCAAAATACACTAAAAGTTACTGCAATAGGTGGTATTGTGGTTGGAACTTATTTCACCATTATAGATGATAGTGGTTTACACATTACTTATGGTGTAACCGCAATAAACGGTACTACTTTAACATTAAATAGTAATCTAACTAATAGCATAAATAATGGTCAAGCATTATATGGTCAAAATGATTCGACACCTACTAGAGATTATATATTAAGTTACTGCAAAAATAATGTAGCGCCCGGATACGAAGGGTATCAACTACATTATAAGTTAGCTAATCCAGAACCGATAACAGATATCAATACTCATATTCATGGAGACGTTCCAGTGTTTGATGTTGGGGATAACTATGTTTACGTGGATAGTGGTATGGTACTTGGGGAAGTTGCTAATCCGTTTAATGATGGTGGTGGAAACTATCACATAAATGATAGTTATAATAACCCGTCTATATCAAGTTCATATTTGAAATTCAAAACCGAAACTATAAATACGATGTATAAAAATTTAATACGAGATAATAATTGGACAATTGGATCAACAGGACCAGGATTATTTGGTAATAGTAGAGCATATGAAGCAGCTACTAACTTTGACACTAATGCGACTTACACAGTAGACTACAAAATATTAGCAACAATGGCCCCATCAATTGGATTTATAGGTTGTAGTTATAGTCAAGATATGGCTAGTGTTGTAACTGACCTTAATGATAAGGTAGAGAGTAAGCAGAACCATGATAGTATATTAGACACTTTAGTGGACTTAAGCATGTATGAGAGAATTGATTATACTTTAGCTTATAGAATGTGTAGTTGGATTTCAAATGGATTTTCATTATGGATTGATTTATGGGTACCATTTAGTCCAAAGAAAACTATACCTGTAATTAGTATGTCAAACCTTTTTATACAAGGTGGAAGTGGAAGTACGGTTAGTGATGTTACAAGTAAGTTTAGTATTGATTCAATTAAGTGGAGAAATAATTCTGTAAAAATTAGCTTTTTAACTACAGATACTACAACAATTAATAATATAAGAAGTTATGGTGCTCAAATTTCTAGCATTATATTGACAGCAGATTGCAGAGGGAGGATTTAGCTATGAACTTTGATAAAGTAAATTTAAGAGAAAATGTATTAATAATAACCAATGAGGATGGTTCAATTACTATCATCCCAGAAGATGGTGCCACTATTGACGAGCAGGCTTTATTTACAGAATTTAGGTCGAAGTATCCGGAAGGGAATCCAGTAGCGGTTTTACTTGATGATGTTAAACAAAATAAAATACAAGAGATGTCAAACTTATGTGGGTACAAAATGATTAATGAGTTCTATTCAACATGTCTAGGAGATAGTGAACATTTTGATTGTGGATTTACTGACCAATCTTATATTCAAGGACTTGCATCTAAAGCAACTCTTATCCTTAATGGGATAGAGACTGATGGAGTCCTAGAGTGGAAGAAAACAGGAGAACCAATATGTTACCCTTGGACACCACAACAATGTATAAAACTAGGATTAGATATGTTTAACCACATAACTACTAATAAGAAGAGATATGAAGCTTTAAGACAGTATATTAATAGTATGATGGATATTAGTGAAGTCCAAGCATTAACATGGGACATTGAGATACCTAGTCAGTATTTTGAAGCTTAAGATGTGATTAAATGAAGAATAAAGTATACAAAGATTTAATATTAATATTTGTTATGGGTGCTTTATACATGGTATTAGAAGGCTTATGGCGTGGATGGACAAATATATCTATGTTATTTGTTGGTGGATTGTGTGCATTTTTAATTGGAAGACTGAATGAATATAAGGCTTTTTATAATAGAAAGATGTATGATCAATGTTTAATTGGAACCATAATTACTTTATTTATAGAGCTTATAAGTGGATTGATTCTAAATGTGTGGCTAGGCTTTTATATTTGGGATTATTCAGATGCTTGGGGTAATGTATATGGTCAGATATGTCTGCCTTATGCTCTGTTATGGTTTATATTAATGCCATTAGCAATTTATGTTGATGATTATTTAAGATATAAAATATTTGAAGAAGAGAAGCCAAGTGGATTACTGGAGAATTATAAGTATTTAATAACTGGTAAGTAATGCACAATAGGAATATATGACACAAAAAGTAATTAAAAATCTAAGCAATAATTAAGGACTTTAAGAAGTCTTTTTTCTTGCTTATTTTTAATTGGAAATATTCGATTTAAAGACATTATAATTAAATTGTAAAAACTTACTATATTTCTTATATATAAAAGAATTTGTATTACGGTTTTTGTTGGATTTTATTGGTATTACAGTTAGAATAGCTATATAGAAAGAACGCGCGTTCATTTATTATTAAAATTATTTTATAAGGGAGAAATGATAAATGAAAAACTACTTTAAAAAATTTGGTATTATGTTTATAATGTCTTTGGCTATATCACTAGGAAGTTTTACTAGTGCTCTAGCTGTAGATACACCAGAAATAGGAACTGCCAATCTAAATGGTACAAGTCAAAATAGTGCGGTGATTGGAAACCAACTGCCTCACCCTGAAATTGGATGGAAAAGATATGATGATAATTATGAAAATATACAATATATAGGTAGTTCTTTTAAATCTTCTACTAATATGTATGCTTATAATGGGACTTGGCATTATTGTATGTCGAGCAGCAGTACGTTAGTTTCCCAGTATATGAAATTTAGTTTTAATGGAACTGAATTGAGATTTATTGCTAGATTTTGGTCTGGTTATTCTAAATATTCAAGAATCTCTTTTGATGGAGGGAAAACCTTCGAAAATCTTCCAGAATATATTGATTCAGCGCACACAACTAATTTAGGTGCGTTAATATATTCAAAAACAGGATTAGAAAAGAAAGTGCATGATGTTGTCATAGAAATTCCTAAAGAAACTAATGGTACAACATTTGTTGTAGATGCAATTGATATCGATGAAGATGGAGAATTAATGCCATATGGTCAATCAGAATCAATATCATTAAATAAATCATCAATGGATTTAACAGTAGGAGAAACACAACAATTAACAGCAACAACTACTCCAGCGGCAATAGGTGTAACATGGACTTCGTCAGATAATTCTATTGCAACAGTTGATAATACTGGAAATGTCACAGCAGTAAGTGCAGGACAAGCAACAATAACAGCAACAACAACTGATGGAAGTAATTTAAGTGCATCATGTACTGTAAATGTAGGAAATCAAACAATACCAACAACAGGGATAACACTAAATAAAACAGCTGATTCAATAGTTGCAGGGCAAACGGATGTTTTGGTTGCAACAATTACACCAGTTAATGCTACAAATAAAAATGTAACATGGTCATCAAGCGATTCTTCAATAGCCACTGTAGATTCGAACGGTGTAGTTACAGCGATAAAGGAAGGAACAGTAACTATGACAGCTACTATGGCTGATGGTTTAACTGCAACATGTGCTGTAACTGTAACGCCAAAAGGAACTGAGCCAACTGAACCAGAACCAACAGAATCAGAGTATATAGTTAATACTGCTCATGCA